TGGTCTGTAAAATCTGATTTAATTCTATAGATGGTATCCTGGATGTTATATACATTCCATCTGTCCGGAACTTCCCATCTATAAGCATCGTTGTCTTTATCATAAATTAAAATCTCCGTTTGTCTATCTATAAATAGAGATAAGTTGGATTTATGTAACCGTTTCCATCCACTTTTTGTAAAAACTTCTGTATCTTCTGATAGACAAGCGTATGCCCAATAGATTGGTGTGAAACCAATTCTAAATCCAACTTCCTCTAACATTTGAACCATTCTGTATTGAACATCACTTCTTGGTGCACTCATCACGAATGCAAATGCACCAGGTTTTAATACTCGTAAGGATTCTTCAAATATTTCTTTAGGTGGTAACATCTTATCCCAATCCTTACCCATAAATCCATATCCATATGGTGGGTCTGTGCAAAGTAAATCTACTGAATTATCTTCGAGTTTTTTAGTTCGTCAGCACTATCTCCATTAATTAGTTTACTATCCACTATTTCCCTTTCTAAAAACAAATACTGGTTCGGTCTTTATTCCTTTACCAGCCACACTTGATAATATCAAATCTACAGTAGGTTCTTTTATAAACCCAATCTCACTTGATATATTTACGGTTTCTTTCTCTATGAATTTATATTTTGGTGTATTTGCAATGTTAATTAACATATAACCATTCTCTTTCAATCCATAATAACAATGTTCTATCGTCTTTCTTAAAAACCCATTAACCCATTCATCTTGAGTAGGAAACTTTTTAAAACTTTGTGTTGATTCATTCGAATATTTTTCGGTATCGAAATAAGGTGGTGAAGTAAAACATAAATCGATTGATTCTTTTTCTGGAATAAAATCTTCACTTCCTTGTTTATATATATCTATTTGTTTTCCCAAATATGAAAAATCTTTTTTCATTTTTAACAAACCTTCATATGTTTTAGTTGAAGGTTCTGTACCAATGTAATGTTTGGTATTTTTTGATGCTAAAAACCCAATCAATCTTCCACCCCAACCACAACTCATATCTCGTATCACTCCATCTCCACCAAACTTCTCATAGATAACTTTTGCTGCACTTGGTCTGAAGTTACTTACTGCCTGAGAACCTTGATATAATTTTAATGATTGTCTAAAACGGTTTTCTGTAAATTTATTATTACCATGTTTTTCTTCATACTTCCAAGTTTTTTTAATTATAATCTTTAATAACTCATCATCATTAAAATATCCAATGGGTGGCATTTTAGAATTACCACATTTAACATCTACCCAATGAGGAAAATAGTTCCATGCCAATCTTAATCCATGCATTGTTTGTTGAATCTGATTATCTATGAAAATACTATCCGTATCAAATTTTCTTAATGAGTTTATATGAGAGTTCTTTTCTTCTTCTCGTACTATATAATGTGGAAATCCCTTTTCTCTATAGTATTTAAAAATCCATTTAATACCGTCTTCAATATCAATAGAATTTATATTGTGTGTAACTCTATGGTAATTTAATTCTAAATCATCTATATCCACAAACTTTTCTAATACATTATAATCTACACCCATTATTATATTTTTTCTTCGCCATACAGCCCGTTTCTTAAATTTTCTTCAATTTCTAATTGTCTTTTCTTTTTATACCGTTCTCTGGCCAATTTTCGCAATTTTTCCTTATTACGCTCATAGTGTTCCATTTGCCAGCGTTTCTGTGCATCGTGTTGTTCTTTTGTGGTAAAATATTTACGCTTTCTTCCCATGACTCATTCTAGCGTATCTATTTAATTGAGTAAAATTTTGTGCCAACCAACCTTGTAAATTTGGTAAAGATGTAAATAATCTATCTTCCATAAACATGGTTTCAAATTTATATTTTACTAATTCAGTAATTGGTTTCTCTATACCTGATAATATTTTCATTCTAGCATTTCCAGAAATATCTACATTTTTTAACTGCATTAATTTATCATTAATTTCTAATTGTTCTTTACAAACAACAACACTCTCATATAACTTTAATTCATCTTTATGCTTTTCAGAATATTCAACAATTTCTTTCAATGTAACATGATTATCTTTATCTATTATATCTGGAAATCTCTTTTTAATCGTGGTTAATCCTGCACCCTTAACCCCAGGTATATTATCAGATTTATCCCCTTCTAATATTCTGTATGTTAGGAAATTCTTTGATGGTATTCCATATTCTTCCATCAAGGATTCTCTATCGTAAGTTTTCTTTTTCGTGGGTGAATATACTTTAATTCTGTGATTGACTAATTGTAGAAAGTCCTTGTCGGTAGACATTATAGTAATCTTACTTTCATCAAAAACTTGTTTAGATAAATAACCAATAGTGTCATCGGCCTCAATATTATCTATTGATAAAGTAGAAACTGGTAATAATTCCAAATACTCAACAATTCTTTTGAGTTGCATAAGCATATTTTGCCGTTCTTCTTCTTGTGTATTAAAATCATACGCTCGAACAAGTTTTTTCTTAACTTTACGACCTGCCTTATACTCTGGAAATAACTTACGGCGGCGGGTGCTCCCACCCTTACCATCAAAAACTATAATGGCTCGGGTGGGATTAAATAGATGAATTGCGTAACCTATACTTTTCAGAAAGCCAACTATTCCCCCAATGTGAACACCGTCATCATTGAGAGTTGGCATAACACTAAATACTCGTATAAAAGTATTTAGGCCATCTATGATTAGTACTTTATCATTGAAGTGACCATCATCTAATTTACCGCCTTTTTTCTTAATTTCCTCAAGTATACTAAAATATCGATTATTCATCTCCCTCTACTTCTTCTTTTACGAGTTCAGATTCGTCCATATCTTTTATATCATACTTAAGAATTACTTTTTCACAAATTCTATCATAAACTTCATCCTTCAAAGAATTTTCTTCTAATATTTTAAGAAAATCTTTAGATTGAAATTTATATTCTTCACCTGCAACATCGGTATATGTATACCAAGCTCCTGCAGACTTTACCAACTTATGTTTTTTCATTACTTCTAACCAAGAACCCACATCATCAATTCCACTTTCAAAATATAGTGGGAATTCGGCATGTCTTAATGGTGGCCCAAGTCTATTCTTAACAACTTGTGCCTGTATTGTCATTCCCAATACATTTTTCTTGGTATCTGTTATTCTACCTTTATTCTTTAATCGAATACGAGTAGAAGCGTGAAAAGGAAGAGCTTTCCCACCTGAAGTTGTCCAAGGATCTCCGAACATTACTCCAAGTTTCGTCCTTAGTTGATTTGTAAAGACAAGTGCTATTCTTTGACGACCAATCAACTGGGTAATCTTTCTCATAGCTTTTGATATAATAATCGCTTTGGAAGTTGCCCATCCGTCTTTTTCGAAATCTGCGTCTATCTCTACTTGTGTGGAAGCAGCAGCCAAACTATCAACTAATATTGTAACCAACCTATCCTTTTCAGCCTCTCTCACCTTAAGAACAATCTCCTCGATTGCCTGGAAAATTTCTTCTACAGTTTGTAATTGTAAGTAAAGTAACTGTGCCGTATCTATACCCAATACTTTTAAAAACTCCTCACTAACGGCATTCTCTGTATCGATATATACAGCAACTCCGCCTTTCTTTTGGGTTTCTGCAAGTATGTGAGCACCGATTAAAGATTTACCACTTGATTCTAAACCATTAATTTCAGTAATACGACCTACCGCAATACCACCATTTGGTTTATTAGCAATTGCCAAATCCAACATAGTCGAACCTGTCGAAATAAATTCTTTAATATCTGTGGGTGTTGCATCATGCCCGTCCAAGAAATATGCTACTTTCATATCCTTGAACTGTTTATTTAAACTATCGGCTAATACATTTGCCAATTCGTCTCTAACTGACATAGTTTCTCCAATTAGTTTTACTTATCAAAAAGTTCGTTAAAGGCCTCTGAAACATTCTCTACACTCTTAGCAGATTCTACGGATTGTGCCGTAGTTACTGAGTCAGTAGTGTTTTCTACTGTTTCCTCTTCTCGTCCTTCCAACCAATTATTCAGAATCTCCGTAAGTTCATCATAAGTTTTTTCCTGATAAATCTCAGTAATATCCTTTTGGGTATCTGCTACCTTTTCAAGAATATTCTTATCTTCACTTATTGGTGTCTGTAGTGGTTTAACTCGGATTGCGGTAGATGGAAACGATGCTCCTGTTTCTTCTGCAGTCTTAAATTCAACTGTAACATCACGACCACTTACTGGGTCTGTAATATCACCATAGTCTGGATCTGCGATAACAGAAAGTATCTCTTGATAAACTGTCTTACCAAAACCCCAAAACTTTGTACCTTGTGATTCTTCACCACGAACAATCACTGGTGCAAAAGTTCTCATTTTGGCTTCGAGTTTTTTACCAAGACGATAATCATCACGATTACCTGATGCCTTTAGTTTCTGTGCGAACTCCTCAATAGGGTCTGGACGACCAAAACTAATTGGGGATAAATAGGATTTGCCTCCCAAATCATAATGGAAAAACAATTCAATGAACGGATTATCCTTATTGAATTTATAAGGTACTAATCTAATTTGTTGTGTTCCTGGTTGTGGTTTCCAAAGATTTGAAGTTCTTTGTGTTGATGTTTGTAACTGATTTAAACGTCGCTTGACTTTATCTAAGTCCATTTGTTAATCTCCTATATGTATGTTTTATTTATTATTTTATATTTGTCAATGGTAATTCGTAATAACGAAGTAACCATATTCACATATAAATATCATGTATATTATTAAAATACATTTATTTTTTTACTATTTTCGATAATTTTTAAGGCATACTCTAAATTGAATCGGCCTGCCTTCGGCGTACCATCAACCTTTGCATCCGACTCTCCTAATGGTTTCAACCATAAGAAACCATCACAATTTTTAATCTCTGTATTCAATGTAGGATACTCTCCTATTGCTATATTTGTAGGATTGTATATATTTCCTGTATATCCTAGCCCATTTCTTGAAGTATCTATAACAAAATTCTTACCAATGTAATTACTTATCTCTGAACCATATTCTACACACGAATCTGTATCTACAAAGTTACAACAATTCAATGTAAATCCTTCATATGGTATTTTTTTAAACCTTTTTAGTAACGAACATACTTCACTTACTTTCAACCAGTTTGGATGCCCACTATCTATATAAGTTTTAGCATTTGTTTTACTTAATAATTTAAGTGAAGTTTGCATCAACTTTATTCGTTGTTGTGATTTTTTCTTAGTTAGTTTAACACCATCACACAATGCATCTGGTTCGTATATTATTATTGGTGAATGATTTCCAATTCCTTCAATAACCTCATTTATAAATTTTAAATAAGACTCTTCATCTTTTTCTCCACCCATAGAATGTCTTCCACTAATATCTCTATTCGGAATAGAATAGATTACAAATACAACTGTTTTATTTTTTGCTCTCTTTAACAACCGATGAACTCGTGAAGGCACACGTTTTAATTTATGGTATCTATCTCTACCCAACCAAATAGCCATCGGTTGAGAATAGATTTTTCCCAAATCTCCGTGTTCTTTAACTAAGTTCTGATGTTGTATGTAATCAGGATAAAATAAATCCGTCAAAATTCCTATAACCTATTCTGTTGTTCCCCATTCTGTAATATTCACTATCTTATAAATTTTTGTTTTTATTCTCACTAAACCTTTTTCATTATTTAATAAAATTGAATTTCTATAATTCTCCCAAGGTACAATATAAGTTTTATCTAAAACTCCATCATTTAATTCTCTAATGATATCGTTCAATGCATTGATTGTATAAAGTGTATTGGTTTGTTTCTTTCTATGTAGAGAAATTGTATCTGGAATACCTTCCATAAAATTATCATCGTATTCTACATTATATGTACATACTAATTGATTTTTATCCTCTTCATTCTGAAATACATATATTTTATCATACATTATAGTATTACACGAAATAATAATATCAATTATTTCATTTAAATCGTTTATATTAGTAAATGTGCAAAGTAATTGTGTTCTCAT